TTCCTTGTCCTTATCGTCTCTAACGTATTTAAGATAACTATGTCCAGCTATATCAATCGCCTCTAATACCTCTTTGACCGTAAACCGATATAAAAGTTTTTTCATGCTAAGGCGACCAGCATCATTTAAGGAATACGGATTAACAACGTCGGCCCAATAATCGCAAACATCGTCAAGTTCCTGTTCACGTATCTTTAACAATTCATTCTTCCACCGCATAAGCATTTCAAGCTGTTCGCGTCGTTCATTTACCTCATCAAGCTGCTTCTTGATTTTTACTATGGCAGTATTATCATCAAGTTTCTTTGCGCCCTTGCCTAAATTGCAATCACGGCAAGAAGTTATGAGATTTAATATGTCATTCTTGCCGCCTTTGGAAACTGGTTCAATATGGTCAACTTGCAAAATAACTTCCGGCGCACTTCGCCCGCAGTATTGGCAAGTAAACGAATCACGCTTGAACACTTCAAAGCGAAGGGATTTACTGATCGCTTTCCGCTTTGCCATCGTATTATTTCCCTCCCATCAATACGGGATATCATCATTTCCTGCATAGTTACCGCCGCCATCGTCCTGCCGCTTGCTGTCCGCAAACTCGATATTGTCCACCAATACGTCCGTCGTGTAATGCTTCACGCCGCCCTTCTCATAACTGCTGGTCTGCAAGCTGCCCTCGACCAGAATTTTCTTGCCCTTAAAAAGATACTTTTCAGCAAATTCCGCCGTTTTTCCCCACGCTATCAGCGTCGGAAAGTCTGCCTGCTGCTGCCCGTCTTTTGCTCTCCTGCGATCTACGGCGAGCGTCATTCTGGCAAAAGTTTTCCCGCTATTCGTCTGTCTCACGTCCGGGGCCTTAGTCAACCGGCCAGAAAGAGTTACACAATTCATGAAGTAAACCCCCTTTTGTTCCTTTTGCGTGTATATAACGCATGATACCTTTGATGTTCGGCTCCGTTTTGAAATAATTGAAGATTTTCTGGCCTATTATCAGTCCTAATTCCGTTAATATGATGTACGACTTCTTCTGGTTTTAATAACCTTCCAATCTTTTCTTCCATAACAAGCCTATGCTCAAACACATATCCTTCTTTCGTACAATATGGATGATCTGGCCTCATAATTTGAATATAGCCATCACTTCTATGCTGTCTCTTGCCACCATTCCAACGTGAACCTTTCCATCCGTTTGCCAACAGTTTTTTCTTAGAATCGCTCATTTTGCGAATCGTTTCCTCTGAAAAAACACGCCCGGTCATCTTCTTTCGGAGAAGTTCTTTTGTTTTCTCTGAATGATGAAATTCGCCTTTCCTTAAACCTCTTTCCCTATGCGGAATGTTAAATTTCTTGAAAATGTAACATATGGACGAAGATGAACAATGAAACACGTCTGCAATTTGCTTATATGTCATATGTTCCTTGTTATGCATCTCGTCAAGGCGTTCAGGCGTAGCCGTTACTTTGTTCAAAACATTTCCTCCCTTCGCCCCCGGCATTACACCGGGGGCTTTACCTTCTTCTTTATTTCCGTGCAGCCGCATCCAGCGCCGCATCCAGAATTGCATCATCATCCTGCTTAACCTCGCCCGTTTCCGGGTTTACGTTGTCCGGCACTTCCTTCGCCTCGGCCTCAATGACCGTCTCGTCCGGCATATCCGCCATGTTTACTTCAAGGCCGCTCTTGATTGTTTCGTCCTGTGAAACGGCTCTCACAAATTCTGTTTTGATCGGCGCATATTTCAGTGATTGCTTTAATACGGTTTTCTTGGCCATGCTGTCGAAGTTTGTGTTCCACGGAGAAAAGGAGCTATTTGCCGCTTTGGAGTATTTATTTTTATGAGCAACCACATCTTCTTTGCTCATAACTTCAAACCCGTAACCGCCGCTCTTTGTATGCCATACCGCATAATAGAGAATCACCGCGCCCCGGTCTTTCAAAGCCGGTATATGCTTCAATTTCGGCGTCAACCCAAGCTCATACTCAAACGTGTCATTCTCATGGACCTCATGCGCCTGGATATCCGTGATCTCGCCGCTCCTATACGCGAGATCAATCAACCCCTTTGCGCCGAGGACAAACTGCACTTCGTCAACGCCCTTGTTTTTGAACGGTATCAAGTACGCCTGCCCCAATGGGGTATTAGGTTCAAGCCCCAATTGCGCCGCCTGCATCATAGCCCCAAGGAAACTTTTCGGCGTGCATTGCGCGAGCGTAGGATTCGTGGACATTGCCGTGAGCACCATGCGCGTGAAGCGTTCCGGCGTAATGACCGAAGGCAGCGCCTTCTGAATCTCGCCCTGCATGGAAACAATCAAGTCCTTCATGGATTTCTGCGGCTTCGCTGCCGCCTGTGTAGTTGCCTGTGTGATTGCTCCGCCTTTAATGTTTGCCATTGATAAAACCTCCCCTTAATTTATGCAATTCTTAATACCCTTGTAGGATTTCCCTGCTTTGAATACGCTTCCCAAACCTCCGGCTTTTCCGCTTTCAATCTCTTGCTGTCAATCGTCGTGCGTCCGGCCTGCGTTTTCCATGTTACCCGTCGGCCGCTTGCCGTTGTCCCTGCCTCTGCGTCCCCCAGCATCATCCGCAAGCCGTTTTTGTGCGCCTCAATCTGCTCGTCAATGCTCTTTTTAATGTCCTCTAACTCTGCAATCTTATCCAACGATTCATCCGCCTCGCTCGGAAGCTCAATCGCCGGACCGCCGCCGCTGAACTTCTCCGCCAATGCCTGTGTGCAGCTCTCGCTCCCGTCCACGTCAGGCATTTCCTTCGTCTCAACCTTTCGCCAAAACTCCGCCTCGGCTTCCAGCAGCGCCTTGATATCGTCCTCATTCCTTGGAATCTCTTTCCATACGAAATGATTCCCGCCGATCAGCGCGGCAATGTACCACGTCTGCGCCCCAGTGACCGCCATGTAGTGCTGGCATTGGACGTAGTACGCATCAGGCACGTTGTCCCCGTCCCAAGCCTTCGCAGCGAAACCGTTGGCCGTCTTGCATTCGAGGCCGGCGTCCTCGCCCACGACAAGCCTGTCAACCGACGCCAATAGATAGGGAATATCGTCGTGCTGTAAGAGTCCCCGACGCACAACCTTCTTGCCCGTGCGAATGGTGAACTCCCGCGCCACAACTTCTTCCAGCGTCGTACCCCAATACACATACTCATTGTCGCTCAAATCCTCCGGCTCCGTCTGCCCTGTTTTCTCTAGCCACAACTGAAACGGCGACTTCCAGCTATTCAGCCCTACAATCACGCTCGCGTCGCTGCCGCCGATTCCTTTGTTTCTTGCCTCCAACCACGCGGCCTTATCCTGCATTTGCTCGACCGTCATAATCAGCTTTGCCATCAGTCAAACCTCCCGTCGTATTCTTCATCAGCCTGCCTGCAAAATCGCTCCCATGCGCTCTCCTGCTCCGGCTCGTCCTCGTCCGGCCAGTAATCATCGACCAGCATTTTGTTTTCAATATCCATTGTCCAAAACTCCTTTTCGTGATATAATATGGCTGTTCAAAACTTCTTTAGGCTTGACGTGTCGCCAGCGCATCAGGCCTTTTTCTTTGCCCTGCTTTTTCTGCGTCCCTGCTCGAAATATTCCTTCATGTACTCGCGCCGCTTTCGCAGGCATTCCGAGCAAAACTGCTTTTCCGGCTCCGCCTTAGCTCCGCAATCTAAGCACCATCCATGCGACTTCAACCACTCACGGCGTTTTCGGTTGCTTTCCAGCATGTTTTCCCTCGCGCACATCGGGCATATCCTCGAAGGCGCTTTCCCCATATACTCCGCGCCGCATTGTTCGCATTTCCGAGGCGTTTTCTCCCGCGTAAATTTCTTCATGCCATCACCCCGAAAAGTATGTATGCCTCGACCAAAAAGCCAACGATCAGCAGCGCGTCCTGTGCGTCGTCGCTCAATGCGTTCCAGTATTTCATGCCGTCACCCCCTCTGGGATTTCATACGCATCCATCTTCGCGGCCTGCCAGTGCTCATATCTACATCCGCGGCTCCGTTTCCAGCCCGGCGCAAAGAGAACTGCCTTGCAAGTTTTCATCAGGTTTTTTGCCATCCGCAAAATTGTATCGTCGTCAACAAACCCTTCCAACGGCTCAAAATACTCCAATGGATTGACGATCTCCCAGTCCGTTTTCCCCTCGGCGTCCCAAAGCTCCCTGTAAAGCTGCGCAATCTGCGCGGCTTTTATTTTGTTCTCCGCTTTGCCGCCGTATGGATGGCTAAGGTAAAATCTTTTCCTCATTCTTCACCCTCCTTTTCCGATTCTTCGATTGCCATTTTGAGCACATACACAACGCACCCAACAAACAACAGGAACGCAACTCCTGCGAAAATCTTCATTGCCATTACATCCCTCCTAACGTCCATGATATCCAGATTCCAACCCACAGCCCCAACGTCACCCTTGAAATAAAGCCGAACATTGAGGCCGTCAGTACGAACCGCCAATAGTTATCCATCGTTTTCACCCAATGCCTCTGCCCAACACTTACCGCAATGTTCGGAGGTAAATTCGTAATTCGTTTCCTCCATCCCACACCATTTACGCATTGACGCCGGAAGCCCCAAGTCGCAAGGGCAATCGCCCATGATTGCCTCCTCTACATATCCTGGAACTTCTTCCCGCAGGATTTTGATTGCTTGAATCACTCTCTTCCTATTCACGTCATGACCGCCTCCACTTCCTCCATCGAAAATCCTGTAGCCTGTGCAAATTTCTCGGCAAAGTAGATGTACTGCCCGCGCCCGAACCGCGCTTTCTTCGGCTGGATATACACACCCCAGTCGACCGTATTTGTGCGGAGTAAATGCCGCACCGTCTCTTGCGGTTGCCGAAGTAACTGCGCCACGCCTTCTGTCCGTAACTGCTTCATGTTCACACCTCAAAATCCGCCAATTCCATCGAACAAGCTGCCAAGCGTCAAAATCTCGCCTCCCTTCATGCTTGCTTTAACCGAGTTTCTTGGTTAAACAAATCAAAAAAAAGTTTCTCCATCGGAACGCCGCTATCTTCTTCCAGCTTCACAATAATAGGAAGCGACGGCGCGGAAAGTCCGTTTTCCCAACACGACCAAAGCTGTTGAGATACCCCGTATTTGCTTGCCATTTCTGCCTGCGTGCGCTCTCCACGGTAAGCAACAAGGGCTTCTCGCTTGACTTCTTTCATATTCTCACCCCTTGCAAATAACCAAGATTCTTTGTTCCAACGCAATACTACCAAATTTCTTAGTATATGTCAACAGAAAAACAAAAAAACTTTGTTACAAACTACAAAATTTTTTTGTATAATAGAATCACAATACAAAGATAGGGGGGTAAATGCTCATGCTTGCTCAAAAGTTAAAAGAGTTAAGGGAAATAAGAAGGATGCCGCAAGCGGAGCTTGCAAGCGTTCTCGATGTGGCGCAACAAACCGTAGCTTCTTGGGAACGCGGAAAATCCTCTCCTAATTATGACCTTCTCCAAAGAATTGCCGACTACTTCCATGTCTCGACCGATTACCTACTTGGGCGTAAAACAACGGCAGAAGATATGAAGTCTATGCTCCTACAACCAACCGACACAAAAGCCAGCCCAGAGCGATTAGAGCTTATGAAACTTATCCCGCGCATACCAAACGACAAGCTACCTATGGCGCGGTCACTCATGGAAGTATTGACAAAAGACGACTACAACAATATGGCATAGGAGGCGGTCACGTTGCGGAACCCTAACGGCTACGGCTCCATCTACAAACTCCACGGCGCACGCCGCAAGCCTTTCGCCGTCTGCGTCACGGCAGGACGCAAGCCGGATGGCCGTCTCATCCGAAAGTATATCGGCTATTACGAGACGCGGCGAGA